AAAGACCTTCGAGGAGGCGGCCATAGAGGCGGTCGCCTGGAACGCGGATCGTCGTCCTGTTATACCAGTCGTTGACGTCATTCATGACATACATGACGTCCCTGAGGGTGCCTGCCCGGCAGGAGAAGACTCTCAGGATGCGAAGGCCAACCTGGCGTCCATCTGTTGTCTCGGCTAGAAGGCGGTCCTCACCCGCCTTGGTCTGACGGTTGACCGCAGCCGTGTGGACGTTCTGGGAGTCTTGGGCCAGGCGTTGGAGATCAGGGATGATCGCTGCTACCGCCATGCGGTGAAGGATGTCGACATGTCGGGCAGGCTGCTGCTGCTCGACGAGCAGTCCCCATCTCGCATCTTGTTGGATACGGCGTTCGCGGGCATCGAAATCACGTTGGTCTACATGCCTTCTACAGAGTCGTTCACCGTCTATGGCATTGTGGGTACACCAGCGATACGGTCCAGTGCGGTAGTGTTCGCAGCCACCTGGACGAACGGGACCTAACATTTCAGCAGGGCGTGTGTGGACGCCACAGTGCCGCTGGTCATTGTGGCAGATTACTTGGCAGGGTTGATGGGTGTTAGCTTGGATGAAGTTGCAGGTATTCATTGTGTATAGCGGGGAATCAACCCATTTTCGTGGGTAGGAGCTTTTCGTTTTTAGAGATCTCAGATCGTAGGGTGACAAGGTCGTCGTAGCGTCCCCCACCATGCGAACAGAGGTAGCCGGGTAGCCGGTCTAGGATACGGTCATGGTCAGGACTGTTCTTTGTGACCTCCGCAATCCCAGCGAAGAACTGCTCCACGGTCATGTAGATAGGGTCATCTCGGGTGATGTAGGCGAAGACAGGGACACGAAGTGCGGCAGCGACAGTGTGGGTCATTTCATAGGGGACGACGGATTCGATGGCAGCGGAGACAGCGGAGATACGCATAGGGGAAGACATCTTGGGCGGGCTGTACCACTATCTTGACTCTGAGAAATCCATTTTTGAAAACGAATCCCTCATCCCACATGCAAAAGGAGATCAGTTAAAATGAGTATCAATATCGACAACGCAGTATCAGATGCACTCGACCGTCTTCACAACCTTGTCCGCGGTGCTGCCTCCGCTAGGGCATATAACACCCCGAAGAACGAGCCGCGTTGGATCGTCAACTTCAAAGGTATCTTCGATGAGATCCTGGATGTAGAGATCATCATCCGCGACAATGCGATCGTGATGTCTGTCCTTAACAGTACCTACGAGGGCAGGGATACAGCAAAGATCATGGGTGTATTCATGGAGCTTCTTAACATCGAGTAAGCTTATCGGATTCAACCTTGATCAAAACAACCTTCGCAGGTTCATAGATCTTACACTCGTTGACTTCGGGCATGCGACATTTAGAACAGAAGACAGCAGGACATTGGCACGTGAACGTGAGGTGCGTCCTCTTTTTACAATGAGAGCACTCGATGGGAGGCATTGAGCTGATTTGGTTTGCTGTCAGACTTTTCGTTTCCTAGAAGCAAGGGCCATGCCGAAGATCCGGTACGTCGCACGTGTGGATCCGGATGTACGGTATCCACAAGAGGAGTTCGCAGAGTTACTTCAAATTTACTTAGCGGATCCAGATGGATGGGAAGCACATGGATACACGTTCGAACTTGTGAAGAACCGTCCTGATGTCATTATTCGCTTATCGTCTCCCGCTACCATTGCGAACATCTGCGGTCTTCCTGATAATCTATCATGTGCAGAAGTCGGGGGTCGCCACATGTATCTCAACGCGATAAGGTGGGTACACGGTTCACAGAAGAGTGGTCAGGATCTGACTGGATATCGTCAGTACGTTGTTTCGCATGAGATGGGGCATATCCTAGGTCACGAACACGTGAAGTGTCCAGGACCGGGACATCCAGCCCCGATTATGATGCAGCAGACGATTGGTCTTGATGAATGTACAGCGAATACCCGGATAACAAAGACTGACTTACAATAAATGGGCGGTGGACTCTTCGGCACCCCTCTCTACTTGAATGAAAAATGCATTGTCTTTGCGTTGTTCATTCTGTTCGTATTCTGGATGCCTCATCCGAAGGCGTGGGAACATGAAGCAGTGCTTGCGTTTGTTCTCGCAATGACTGCTTATGTGTTGATGGCGTGGTATGATTACATCTACGACTGTAATGACAAGTTGGGTCCTACGCTGTTAGGCGGATTGATCGGATGGGCCAAGCCATATGGTGGTGTGCCTCCTGGGACTGATGAACTGCCCATCAAGTATAAGAAGATTGTCGGTGTGTTTGACACTATAGTTTTGGTTCTGCTTCTGGGTCTATTGGTGGTTCCTTATGTGCGAAAGACTTAGTTGGAGTACGCCAGACCGCCCATGCCGCTCATCACGCGGAAAATGTTGTAGTTCACGGCATACATGCGGAACAGGTACGGGTAGTTCTTGGACGGGAACGAGCCAGCGGCAAGCGACTTACCGTCGATGCCGACAATCGAGTCGAAGACCAGCGTCGTCGTGTCGATGCGGGAGAAGTTACAGCTGCCAGACGGCTGGTGCTCCTCGGGGGCAAGGGCGAAGGAGTACACGTTGATCGGGTTGATCGACCGGGTGTATCCATATACTGATGGAACGTTATTCACGAGACCTACCGCATCGGGGTTCGTCGTAAGGAAACCGGTGTTGATACCAGACACAATCGGGTTGAGGAACGGGTCAGTGGACGCATTGTTGTTCGGGTCATAAATTGCGTAGAAGACAACCCCGGATGTGTTTGTAACGCCAGATGTAGTACTCGTCGAATACGTAGCACCGCTTGTATTCGCAGTTCCACTCGCGAGGGCATTGATAGTTGCACCGATCGGAAACCCAGGCACACCCGCACCCGTCGACGTAACAACCGCCGAGATGATCGACATAACGTTGCCGGTAACAATCGAACCAGTTGTTGTATTTGCACTGAGCGTGATTACACCGGCGGTCGAAATGCTGCCCGAAAACACCGCATACAAACTGCCCGCCGTGCTACCCGTCACCGTGTTGGCGGTCAGAGACGTGTACGCATGCTGCTCGAACGCACCGCCCGAGTGGTGCTGGTACGGCTGGACCTTCCAGAAGTAATCACCATACCTCTCATCGAAGCGGTCCTGGCCGTTGAGCTGGAGGCGGCAGCGGTTAGCGATATCATCGTAGGCGAACGGCTGGGTGTTCACGGCCCCGAGGGCTGTCAGTGTCAAGGCAGAGCAGTCGAGCTTGCGGGCATCCTGGTAGACCCACACCAGCTCCTTCACCGGGTGGTTGAGCGTCAAGTCCAGGCGAACCGTCTGCGAGGTGACAGACTGCTGGAGACCATACTGGAGCTGGTCAATCAGGTACTCGTGCGTCTGCTGGGCGAAGCGGCGACGCTCGTCCGTATCGAGGTAGATGTAATCCACGTAGACCGCCGCATCCTTGAAACGAGGCAGGGCAGCCGCTGCACCCGCAAGTCCACCATAGGAACCCCAGCCGGTGCTCTGGACAAGGTCAGTCGCCTGGCGGAACGTGAAGTTCAGGCGGACCTCGTGGTACTGCAGGGCAATGAGTGGCAGGGCCAGACCCGGGTTGCGGCAGAACCAGAAGGAGAGCGGGATGTAGAGAACCGTCGGGCGGCCGTTGCAGCCAGCCGGGGTCGACGTCGCTCCCTCGACGTTCGTGCCGAGCATCTGATCCAGACGGACCGCCTGATCGTAGCCGGATGTAAGAGACTCCCAGAGGTACATCCACTCACCGTAGTGACGGTCCATCACCTGGCCACCGATCTCGATCTCCACCTGCTGGATGAGGAGGTAACCGAGGCGGCGACGGCCACCGGCAGTCCACAGGATGTCCGCCGAGGCACTCGTGGCAGTGGCTCGCGTGTCAGGCAGCGTCACCTCGAGGTAGGTGCGGAACATCAGGTCGGCATTCCGGTTGACGACCACGACAGACCGCTGACCGTACGTCGGGGCACCCGTGAAGTTCACACGCATGGCCTCCATGGCGAAGTTCGTGTGACGCTTGTACATCACCTTCCAGAATGTGATGTGAGGGTTTCCGGTGATATAAGCATCTTGGGCACCATAGGCGACAAGTTGAAGAAGACCTCCACCCATTGTGTTTATCTTTTGCGAGGATATATTCTTCTGCGATTGAACAATGAGGGAACCGCAGGTCGAGCGGTTTTGTAGGTGTATCAAG